CATAAGAAAAGTTGTCACAAAAAGCCAAAAAATTAGGCATAAATGCAACAATGTTGCACCCCCACCCTCGAAAAATGATCGTTTTCCCATTTGCGCGGCCGCGCGTATTTTGGGGGTATAACCCAAATAGTACAAATATCTCATCGAAAAATTACATTATCGTGACAGCTTTTTTAAAAAATGACACTGGATTCCAGACTTTATGTACGATAACTTGCTGATAGTCAGGAGTATGACAAGAATGCTCACTTTTATTACGTAAAATAAAAAAAAATAAAAACGTATTTATAGAAATATATATATATAATTTGCCCTCTTTTTTCTGACATTTCTGTCATGGCTTGATTATTGATCTTGGTTTCCTATATTTGCGAACAATCAAATTTACTATTATGAAGGTATACCTTGACCATGAAGGTCGCACAAAACTTTTGCAGGGTGTAAAGACCCTATCGGCTGCTGTGAAGAGCACGCTAGGTCCTAGCGGAAAGACGGTGATCATTGACTCACCTAACCACACACGTGGGCTTACTATTACCAAAGATGGTGTAACTGTTGCCAAGAGTGTTGTCCTGGATGACGCGTTGGAGAACATGGCTGTTCGAATCGTTCGGGAGGCCAGTGAACGTACTGCGTTGACAGCAGGGGATGGAACTACGACAGCAGTTGTCATTACGGAGGCCCTAGTTGAGGGTGGGATGGCGATCAATGCTGACTGGAGCAGCGTGAAGCAGATTGAGGGGTTGGCGAAGAGGACTGAGAAGGAGCTTGAGAAGGTGTCGGTTCGGACAACCAACAGGTGGATCGAGGACATTGCGACGATCTCTGCCAATAATGATCGGCACATTGGGAAGTTAATTGCTGACACGTACAAGAAGGTTGGCAAGAATGGGCTGGTGACGGTGGAGAAGTCCATGACTACGGAGACCTACGCTGAGGTGATCAAGGGCATCCGCATGGATAGGGGATATACGAACAAATTGTTCGTGAACAATCAGAAGAATGACGAGTTTGTGGCTGAGGATTGCTACATCTTGATGACTGACATTGAGCTTTCGTCCATTGAGCAAATCATTAACCTACTTGGGTCGTTTGTGCAGAGTCGGAAACCATTGTTGATTGTGGCACCGTGCTCTCAGAACTTTACAAACACCATTGCTCTCAACAAAATGCAGAGCAACTTGAAGTTCTGCATCGTGGAGCCACCTCAGTTTGGCTATAAACAGCACGAGTTGATGCAAGATTTGGCCGTTGCGACTGGTGGTCGTTTCTTTAGTGCCCTTGGAGGTGATGATACTGCGCTAATTTCGTTCACAGATCTTGGTCTCGCTTCGAAAGTAGTGGTCTCAAGAGAGAAAACCGTGCTAGTACCGTCTCCAAGCGTAGACAATACGGAGACACTTGACATTTTGGTGAGCGAATTAAAGGCTGCACACGACCAGGCTACTAAAAAAACAGATAGAGACTTCATCAAACAGCGTATTTCGTACCTAACTGGTGGAGTTGGCATCATTCACGTGGGTGGAAACTCAGATGTTGAGCAAAAAGAGCTGTACGATAGGGTAGATGACTCAGTTTGCGCAGTGCAGTCCGCCATGGAAGAGGGTATCGTTGCTGGTGGTGGGCTGGCTCTGTACCGTGTTGGGCAAAAGTTGCTCAAGGAGAGCTACAACGACAAGGTTGTGGAGTGTTTTGTGAATGCCATCCAGGCACCACTGAAGCAAATCATCAAGAACGCGGACATTGACCTTGAGAAGACCATCAACGTAATTGAGAACTTGACTCTTGGAAACGAGGGATTGAACGTAAAAACCGACGAGCTTGGCGATATGTTCGAGATGGGGATCGTTGATCCCCTAAAAGTAACCAAGACCGCTCTGAAGAACGCGGTCTCGGTAGCAAATACAATTTTAACTACTAATGCAATAATTTCGAACTGATGAGACCAATTGGTAAGTACCTGGTAATTAGAAAGATAGAAAAAGAAGCCCGAACACAAGTCGGGCTTCTACTATCGGCTGACGATAAAAACAAAATGCGCTATGGCATAGGTCAGATTGTCAAGGTTGGTAGCGATGTAAACTCTGTCAAGGATGGCGAGTTTATTTACTATGACAAGTTTGCTTCTCATGAGATGATTATTTCAGGGGAGATTCTTTCGGTAATACTTGAGCGAGACGTTGTCGTCGTTCTGCAATCTCCTGACGATTTCTCCGCTTAGCTTCTTTCATCTCTAGGTTCATCTTGCGGATGAAGTTTCTCATGACTTTGTCAGTGTAGATTGTATCCTTCTTGAACATAGGGTTGGTGTGCCTGTCAGTTGAGATCTCTTCACGGTTCAACTTCTTGTACATCGTGTTGATGGCACGCCTTCCCTTTTCGGTTATTTCGTATAATGCCCTGGAGTTGTAAGTTTTTTCCCTCCACACGTGTATCCAACCTTCTTCAAGTAGTCTTCTGAACCTGTCAATGTCCCAGCTTAGGACGTTGTTGTACTCTTCAAAGCGTTCGTTATCGAAGTAACCCTCGCTGTAAAGGAATAGGAGCATGTCCAGGTCCTGGCTTTTTAGGTTGTACTTTCTCATGGTCCAGTAACGGATGACTCTCCAGTACTTTAGGTAGTCGTGTTCAGGGTGACGTCTGTCGTAAATGTCACGCACATTTCGGATTGGAACGTCATATTTATCCCAAACTCTTTTTGCTCTCCTTTTGAATGAATTCATATTCGTATATTTGCGGTAAAGCTAATAAAAATGATGGACAGACCAAAACTAAGCATGACTGGAATCGAGAAGTGTATTGCAGTCAAAAAAGCAAACGACAAGAAAGAAGAACTAGCCGAGGCTGTAATTGAGGCTCTTGCTATGGTTAGAACCAAAGAAGCTCTAGGCTATGGTAAGAAAAAGTGAGATGAAGTGTAACTCTCCCAAGAGTACACCATCACATCCTAAAAAATCTCACGTAGTTAAGGCTTGCTCTGCTGGTAAGGAGAAAGTTATCCGCTTTGGTGAACAAGGCGCGAAGACTGCTGGCAAACCAAAGATGGGTGAGTCTGACACTATGAAGAAGAAAAGAGCGTCTTTTAAGGCAAGACATAGTAAAAATATTGCTAAAGGACCAATGTCAGCAGCTTATTGGGCAGATAAGGTAAAATGGTGATGAAAAAGAAAAGCACTGTAAACTCAGCTGGTAACTACACTAAGCCTACCATGCGTAAAACTTTGTTCGAAAAGATCAAGGCTGGCAGCAAAGGTGGTGATCCTGGTGAGTGGTCAGCTAGGAAAGCACAACTTCTTGCTAGTGAGTATAAGAAGAAAGGTGGAGGATACAAATGAAAAAGCAGCAGAAAGACCTTATTCGATGGACCGAACAGGAGTGGAGAACTCCTAGCGGTAAAAGATCTAAGGATACTGGTGAAGTTTATGCCCCAGCTAAGACAATAGCGTCTCTTAAGAAGACTCCTGCTGGCCGTTCTAAACTTGCTAAAGCCACTGCTGAGAAGCGAGAGGCTACAAAAAAAGGAGAGCAATACGCAAAACACGGACTGCACAAGGGTAAAAAGCGATAAAAAGTCAGTATATTTGTCAAGTTTAAAAAGCGAAAGATATGCCTCTAAAGTCTGGAAAATCACAAAAGGTTGTTAGTGAGAATATTAGAAAAGAAATCAAGGCTGGTAAACCTCGCAAGCAGGCTATAGCTATCGCTTTATCTAAGGCAGGTAAAACTAAAAAATAACATGGAGGGCTTAGGGGACTTAGTTGAAGTAGTTGCTAAAGGCACAGGGATAACACGAGTTGTTGAGCGTGTGACTAAAGGCAAAGATTGCGGATGCGCTGCAAGAAAGCAGAAGTTAAATAAGTTAGTTCCATTCTCTTTAAACAAAAACTAATATGGCAGTACAAAAACTACAGGCAGGTCGAGCTGCCGCAGTTACACCAAGCAACACCTTGAACATTCCAAGCGTAGCTACGCAAGATGGATCAGGTAATAATGGTTGTGTGCTTTACGTCGGAACTGGTGGTACCTTGAAGGTTACTACAGTTGGCGGAGATGAGGTCACCTTTACTGGTATCGTTTCTGGAACATTTATTCCAGTTCAGGTAATCAAGGTATGGGCTGAAGGAACATCGGCACTAAACATTTTAGCACTATGGTAATTGCAATTGGAATAATTATCGGATGAGATTTTCGGACTTTCTATTAGTAAGCGATCCTGCGGATTTAGACTTCATTGTTGGTTATGCTGATGATCAGAACATTAGAATTGATGTGTCTGATTTTTTTGCTAGTAACATTAGTGGATCTGGGACACCTGGTTATGTTCCTGTTTTTACATCAGCACAGGTAATAGGTGATTCAGTTATTTTTCAACATGGGTCAAACATTGTAATCGGAGGTGTAAATTCTCTAGGTTACAAGCTTGCTGTTAGTGGAAGTCTTTACGCTTCAAATGGAGCCGTAATAAATAGTACTGTTTCAGGTGCTGACGCACTTAGAGTTATTGGTGGGGATGGTGACATTTTTGTTATCCCAAACGACTTAGGTCAGCCAATATCTAGTTTAAGACGTATAAACCATCCGCCTGCTGTTCTCACAACTGAGTCTGCAACTTTAGGTCAACTTAACAGCGCTATATCAACCCTTGAGGGAGATATTGAGATTTTGTTAGATCTTAAGGTTGACAAAACTTCCGTAGGAGTTCCTAACGGAGTTGCTTCTTTGGATGCTGGCGGTAAAGTCCCATTGTCTCAAATTCCTGACTCAATCATTGGCCAGGTACAGTACATGGGAACCTGGAACGCGCTTACTAATACACCAACACTAAATCCTCTTGTACCAGAAGAAAAAGGACACTACTACGTTGTTTCTGTAGCTGGAGTATTTGGAGGTGTTGATTATGCAGTAGGTGACTGGATTATATCTAATGGATTAATTTGGGAGAAGGTAGATAATACTGATGCTGTTACAAGTGTCTTTGGAAGAATTGGAGCTATCCTGGCTTTGGAAGCAGACTACCAATCTTTCTACCCAAGACTTTCTCAAGCTTACGATAATCCTACGTGGATTAACACGCTTGCTTTCTCAAAGATTACTGGCGTTCCTCCATTCCTTTTGGAGAACCAAACCATAACGCTCTCTGGAGACGTTACGGGCAGCGGTAAGACGTCCATTTCTACAACCATATCAGATAATGCTGTAACAGATTCGAAGCTCAGGAACAGCGCAGGAACGTCTGTAATAGGACGTGCGTCATCGACTACTGGTGACCCAGCTGACATTCAGGCTACGACTGACGGACATGTGCTTTTAAGATCTGGTGGAAACTTATTGTTTGGACTTATTTCAAGTGATTCGATTGGATCAATTGACTGGTCAAAAATAACAAACACTCCAACCACATTAAGTGGGTATGGAATTACTGACGCTTATACTAAAACTGAGGCTGACAATAAGTTTGTTCCTTATACTGGAGCAAATGCTAACGTCAATCTTGGTTCAAACAATATTACAGCTAACTCATTCATAAAAGCTGGAGGTACATCTGCTCAGTTCTTGAAGGCTGACGGTTCTGTAGACACTAGTCAATACGTACCTACTACAAGATCAATAAACGCTGGCACTGGTTTAACTGGTGGGGGCAACTTGTCATCAGACGTAAATATCGCTTTTGATACTACTTGGGGTGATACCAGGTATGCTTATAGAACTAGACAGTTAACAATTAATGGAACTACATACGATCTATCGGCAGATAGAATATGGAATGTAGGTACCGTTACTTCAGTTGGACTTTCTATGCCATCTGCATTTACTGTATCTAACAGCCCTGTTATAGGAGCTGGAGTGTTAACAGTTGTAGGTGCTGGTACTATTTTGGAATATGTTAGGGGAGATGGTTCTTTAGCTACGTTCCCATCATTAACAGGGTATGTTCCTTACACAGGAGCAACCCAAGATGTCAACCTTGGCACCTATGGATTAATAGGTGACTTTGCTCAATTTAACACAACAACAACAAATATTCCTTCCGCTGAAGGAGTGATGTCCTGGGACAATACTGACGGAACTGTACGTCTATCTGTTAAGGGTAATATATACAGTGTTCCGATTGGACAGAGCGTGATATCTAGAGTTCGTAATAATACTGATGTTGATTTATTAAGAACGAACTATCAAGTTGTAAAAGTATCTGGAGCTCAAGGACAAAGGCTTGCTGTTTCATTAGCTCAGGCTAATAATGACTTAAATAGTGCTTCGACCCTTGGTTTGGTTTGTGAGAACATATCAAAAAATCAAGATGGATTTATTATTAATATTGGTCAGATTGTAAACGTAAACACTACTGGTAATCTTCAGGGTGAAACTTGGAATGACGGTGATGTGCTTTACTTGAGTCCAACCATTGCTGGGGCAATTACAAACATAAAACCAGTTGCCCCTCAGCATACCGTTATCCTTGGATACGTTGAGTACGCTCACGCTAACAATGGTAAGATCTATGTAAAGATTGACAATGGATATGAGCTTGAGGAACTTCATGACGTATCTGCTGAACCGTTTATAAATAACGGATTACTATACAGAGACACAACACTTAATCTTTGGAAGAGTGCAACAATTAGCACTATTCTTGGATATACTCCAGCCCCTCAAGGTAACTACATTACTTCACTTACAGGTGAGGCTACTGCTAGTGGTCCAGGTGCTGCAAGTGTAACATTATTAAATTCTGCTGTAACAGGAAAAGTATTAACAGGACTAAATATAACTGGTAATGCAATTGTTAGTACGGATTCAATATTAACTGCGTTTGGTAAACTTCAGCATCAAGTAAACCAATTAGTTGGTGGATTGCAATATCAGGGTACTTGGAACGCATCAACAAATACTCCTACTATTACTTCAGGGGTTGGAACAGAAGGCGCATTCTATATTGTAAGCGTAGCAGGAACAACAAACATTAATGGGATTAACGATTGGCAGGTAGGGGACTGGATTGTATTCCATGATACTGCTTGGCAGAAGGTCGATAACAGTGATTCAGTAAGCAGTGTATTCGGTAGAGTTGGTAACATTGTTGCTGTTCAATCTGATTACTCAGCGTTCTACCCTTTAATTGGTGACATTAAGGATGGTATTCTTACTGTTCAGGGTACGGGAGTGCTTTCAGGGTCAGGAACATTTAGTGCTAACCAAGCGACTAACAATACAATTACCCTTACGCATGCTTCTGTATCGAGAACAGATACAACATCTACTCAGACTCCGTCTTTTGGTGGATCATTTAATGTTGTTGACAGCGTTACATCTTCTGCTGAGGGACATATCACTGCTATTGACACTAAGACTGTTACTATCCCCTCTACTGTTGCCACTGCTACACAAACTGGATTGCTAAGCAGTGCAGACTGGATTACATTTAATGGTAAACAGAATGTTATTACACTTACCACTACTGGAACAAGTGGCCCTGCTACATTAGTAGGAGCTACTTTAAATATTCCTAACTACGCTCCTGATTTAAGCGGATACGTAACTTTAGGAACTGATCAGACTGTTACTGGTCTTAAGACTATTGTAAGGTCTGGAGATGTATTGAACTTTAAGATTGGAACAGATACTCTTTATGGGTTGAAGTTGTTCTACTCTCAGAATGAGTTGGTGCCAAGTGGTGAGGCTACATGGAGCTTTGTAAACACGTTCAATAGAAATGGTGTTGGATACGAGACAACTCCTATATCATTCTTTAGAGGTGTACTAGTTACAGGAGAAAGACTTTTAAGTGCATCTATTAATTCAAACTTACTTGACTACTACGGTAATAACCCAAGTGGTAGATACCCAGTGTACGCTTACAATACAGGCGTACAGCAGTTTTCTACTGGTATTATTGTAGGCAAGACAACTGGTGTTGTTAACGCTGGAACTGGGGCTATTGCTGATCTACCTGCTGGTGTTGTTGCTAACTTCAATGGAAGAGTAATTGGAGGTAGCGCGGTTAACTCAAATGAGTTCGTTACACTTAGTCAGCTTACTAGTGGATATGTAACTGCGGTTACAGCAACAAGTCCATTATTTTCGAGCGGTGGCACTACTCCTAACATTACTATTCAACAAGCTAGTGGCTCACAAAGTGGATTCCTAAGCAGTACTGATTGGACAACGTTTAACTCTAAGCAAAACGCTTTAACCAATCCAGTCACAGGAACTGGCACGACTAACTACTTGCCAAAGTTTACTGGAGCTTCAACGATTGGGAATAGTGCCTTATATGATGGAGGTGGATTTGGTGGATTTAATAGTACAGGGATAAATGCTAGAACATTTGTAATAAATGCTGCAAGCGGAAGACCATTAGCATTAGAGTTAATAGAAAATGCAAATGTTCACGCTATTTATTTTAGACCAAATAATAGCGGATATAATTTAATAAGTTCTAATTATATAAGTGGCGGAGTTTATTTGCCTTTGTCTCTATCTGCTAGAGAAAACAGCTCAGACTTAGTTCTAGCAACAAGCGGAAACCTTGGCTTGGGAGTAACTCCTAGTGCGTGGGGCGTTAGCGGTATAATTGCAAAAGCATTACAAGTTAATAACGTATCATTGGCTTCAACTGATACAAATGGGATGCAGCTTTCATCAAACGCATTTTGGAATGGAAGTTCTTGGATATATATAGCATCAAGTGTAAGTGCAACTAATTATTTCCAAGGTGGAGGAACTCACGGATGGAGAACCGCCCCTTCAGGAACGGCTGGCAACGCAATCAGTTTCACCCAAGCGATGACGCTAACCAGCGGTGGCAACCTCCTTGTCGGCACAACCTCAGACAACGGAGCAAGATTGCAAGTTAGTGGGACGGCTGCTATTGGTGCGGGTACACAAGGGATAAATACTGACGCTGACCTAACATTAAGAGAAGGTGTTGCCTTTGTAGGACTTGATTTTAAATCAGCGAGAACATCTGGAAATGTAGGAGGATTAAGATTTTACAATACAAGTAGCGATTCTGTTGCAATTGCTCAACAATTAATTGAAACTGATGGAAAGTTTGTTTTTTATAATGGTACATCAGGTGCAGAGGCTAGAGTAACAATAACCTCAGGCGGCAACGTTGGGATTGGGACGGCTAGTCCAGGTACAAAACTTTCTGTATATGCCAATAATCCAACAACAGGTATTATATTTGAAATTTTTAACAACGCAACTTCCTCTCAAACAGGTGCGATAATGAAATTTACCCAAGAGTCTGTTGCTGATTGGGGAATAGGTCAACCCGCAGGAACTAATGCTTTTGCTTTTTGGTCAGGAACTTATCCAGGAAATTTAGGAACCGAACGCGCTAGAATAACCTCAGGCGGCAACCTGTTAGTCGGCACAACCACAGACAACGGAGCGAGGCTTCAGGTTAGTGGGACGGCTACGGTTAGCGGTGCTTATGGAACCTCTAGCGGTGTTTATTTATCTGGCACAACATACGGAACCTATGGCGCAAATAGAGGGGCAACTAGCGCATCGGCTGGAATGGGTTATTTTAGTGTTGGCTCTCAAAGATGGTTTACTGGCATTTATGAAAACTCAGATAACTTTGGGTTTTACTCTGTTGGGACTAATGGATTTCCTTTAGTAATTAATTACTCCAGCGGCAACGTCTTGATTGGAACGACAACGGACAACGGAGCGAGGTTGCAAGTAAATTCCGCTGGCTCTGGATTACTTACATTAAATTCAACGGATTCTACTGGAGTTCGATTGTCTTTAACGTCATCTGGTACATTAAACGGCATTGTCGCATTGGGAAGCAATGCAATTTCTGGTTTAGCAACTACGGATTTGGCTTTGTGGACAAGGGGCGTAATGGCATTTGAGACTGGCGCGAGTGGTGAAAAAATGCGCATAACCTCTGGCGGCAACCTCCTAGTCGGCACAACCTCAGACAACGGAGCAAGGTTGCAGGTTAGTGGGGCTGGTACGTTTACAGGAACTGGATTATTATCAAGTGTTAGAATAAATAATACAACCGCATCAACTGGTAAAGATTGGCATCTGTATTCTCTTAATAACGGAAACTTTGGACTTTATAATAATACCGATGGCTCTTATGCTTATCAAGTAACTCCTAGCGGCAACGTTGGGATTGGGACGGCTAGTCCAAATAGCGCTGCGGTTGATAGAGCCTTAACAATAAGCGGAACGTCTAACTCAATTCTGGAAATAAATTACGGGTCAACTAGAGGAGGCTATTTTTACACAAATTCAATAAACACGGTATTAAGTAGCGTTCAAAGCGTTCCATTGCTTTTTAACACAGCCGACACCGAACGAATGCGCATAACCTCTGGCGGCAACGTCTTGATTGGAACGACAACGGATGTAGGTGCTAGGCTATATGTAGATGGAGCGTTTAGAACAGGAACACTTACAGCAGGTACACAAACAGCAGCTGTTGACTGGAGATTAGGAAATGCTAGAGGTGGCGCCGCTACAAACAATGCGCTTATTAGAGTACAAATAAATGGAGTATTAGTAGACTTATTAGGTAATTACGTATAAACAAAAACAATATGAAAACAATAGAACCAGTATCCATTTGGGACAATGGAACCGTACAAGAAGCGAAGATATTAAATGCTTACGCTATCAATGTAACACTAGGAACAAGTGCAGTATTCTACTACCAGCTATTCGCTGAGACTGTAGACCTAGCAGTTGGTCCTCAGTTAGCACAAGGGAACCTGACTATGACAGGTGAAGCATACACTCAGTGGGAGGTTGACTCCTATGCCTGGGACTGGGTTGCAAGTCAATTGAACCTAACCATCACAGGTGACTATGTACCACCAGTACCTCCTGCTCCTGAGCCAACTTTTGAACCAGAAGTTGTAGAGCCAGAGGTTGGTGCAGAATAAAAATTAGTAGTATATTTGCTAAAAATCAAATCAATATGAAACTAAAGCTTCAACAACTAGTTCTTTTACGTCAAGAACTAAACGGTCTATCCGATCAAAAAACTGGGCAAATTTTCTACAAGGGTTTGCTATCCCAAGAAGTTCACTTCAAGCAGAAGTATCACTTGACTAAACTTTCAAAAGAGGTTGAGTCTGAGATTGAGCACTTGAAAACTTCTGAGCAAGAGCTTTTTAAAAAGCACTTCGGTGAGAACGAGCCTACCGAATCTCCTGAGTTCTTCCAAAGTGAAGAGTTTAAGAAGTTCAGTGAAGAAAGATTTGAGCTGTTTCAAGAAGAGATTGACTTTAAAGATTTTGAATTTTCCATTGAAGATTTTGACTTTAAGTCATCTGAGTCTTATCCAGTATTCATGGAGTTGTTTGTGAAGTAATATCACAACATTACGTAAGAGAGTCCCACTTCGGCAGATGCTGTTGTGGGATTTTTTTTTGCCAAATTTTATGTCGCAAAAAAGCGCTATTTTTGAGAAAAAAAACGACAAGATAAATGAGTAATATTCCACCGTTCGAGCAAGTTCTGGGTTTAGGCGTTATAGGGACAGTTACCTCGATAATCGATATGAACGAGTCACTTAAATTCCTAATTTTAATATTCACGTTTCTTGGTTTGGTAGTCAAATTATGGGAGCAGATTAAAAAAAGTGAGTTTTTTTTGAATGATGTTACAAATATCTGGCGCAAAATCTTTAAGAAGTAATTATGAATAAGTTTTTAATTTGGGCAAAAGGGTTTCTATCCGAAAACGGAGAAGCGTCAAGCAAAAGATTTGTTGGAGTGTTTAGTGCTATCGCGCTTTGTTACACGCTATATGCTAACCACGATGCAGTCAATGAGCCATCTGAGGCTCTTGTATATTCAGTAGCTGCTTTGTCTGCTGCTGCGCTTGGAATTAGTGCTGCTGAAAAGATATTCAAAAAACCCACTGAATGAAGAACCTAAGCAAGGAGGAACTATTGAGTCGAATGGAGGCAATTAATCGAAGCAACGCGATTATTTACTTCGACTTAAATGGTTTTATTCTTGGGGTAAATGTAATCTTCTTGAAGGCAATGGGGTTAGGTGAAGATGAGCATAACAAATTAATCGGGAAGCATCACTCAATATTTGTGAGTTACGAATATTCAAAGTCTGATGAGTATACTAAATTTTGGGAAACGCTACGAGACGGGAAGTATTTTGAAGGTGAATTTGAAAGACGTAAAATAGACGGAAGCCCAATCTATTTGCAGGCGACTTACAACCCAATCTTTGATGAAAGCGGATCGATTACTAAAATAATGAAAATTGCAACCGATATAAGTCAAACTATTGTAAGCAAGAATAAAATTGAGGAACTTTCAAATAGTATAAAGGCTGAGTTGGAAAACTCTAACAAGTTAAAAGCTGCCATTGAAATAGAAAAGGACGCAGCGCTAAATGACTTGGACGCAACTATCAAGAAGAGTCAAAACGAGTTAATTAAGGTGATTGTAAAGTCTGCTTTGTTCGTAATTATGAGCGTAGGATTTATCACCACCCTAATGTACTCCTTTGCAATTTTATCAAATAAGGATACGCAGATTATAGGCTCAACTTGGAGCAATATGTTTTCAGTATTATTAACAAATGCCTTCTCTATAGTAGGCACAATCATGGGTATTAAATACGCAACTTCAGAAGATAAAAAATCAAAAGAATGAATACTACAAATCTAGCAGCAAAACTACCAAAGGCAGCATCTACTTATATGGTGCAGATTGTTGAAAAATACAACATTAAAAACCCTTTACATCTCGCGCATTTTCTAGCACAGATCGGTCATGAATCGGGAAACTTTCAATATGTTTCTGAGAACCTAAACTATTCTGCTGATGGCCTTAGAAAGATATTCCCTAAGTACTTTGCTGACAACATTACTGCAATGAAGTACGCTAGAAATAGCGAGGCTATTGGGTCTAGAGTTTATGCAAATAGAATGGGAAATGGAGATGAGGCTTCTAAGGAAGGATTCAAATTCCGTGGTAGAGGGTATATCCAGTTAACTGGAAAAGCAAACTACAAGGCATTTTCTGACTTCATTAAAGAAGACTGTGTTGCAAACCCAGATCTAGTAGCGACAAAGTATCCAATGGACTCAGCAATTTGGTTCTTCGACAAGAATAAACTTTGGGACATTTGCTCAAAAGGTGCTGATGATGCTACAGTAACCGCTGTTACTAAAAGAGTGAATGGTGGTACGCATGGGCTTGCTGACAGAATTGCTAAATTTAAATTGTACTATTCACTTTTAGAAAAAGCTTAATATGAAAGATGAAATTCTAAAAGGATTGGTATTTTTTACTTTAGGTTGCATTGTTACAGTTTTGCTTTATCCTTCTGATGAGTATGAAAGTACTTATAAAGTTGTAACAGAAGTAAGAACTGACACCGTATACAATGAAAGTGTCGACACTATTTATGTGCCAAAAACTAAGATTAAAACAGAGTTTTTAAGGGATACAATTTTGGTTGATTACAAGCCTACTATTAATGCATTTGAGACTACTTTTCCATTTGAGTATGGAAGTACACAGGTTAGCGGAGAAGTGCTTGGAGAGGTGCTTAAAATGACCGCTAAGACTGAGTATAGTGTACCAGTAGTTACGAACACAATTACGAATACAGAGACCAAGACTATTGTACAAAAGCCAAAAGGTTTGTATATTGGCGCAGGAATTAACTCTTTGCTTCAGCCTAGCGGTAAAGTGGCTTACTTAGATAACAAGTATTTGTTCGAGTATCAATACCAGCCGCTGCAAAAGATGCATCAAATCGGGGTTAGTAAAAGAATTTTCTAAAAAATATATTTAAATCAAATGGCACAAATCGAAAAACAACAACTAGACAAGATTCACAACTTGCGTAGAGCTTACGCTACCGCTAAACTTAGAATCGCAGAAATCGAGATTGAGAAGCAGGGTCTATTTATTGATCTAGCGTCAATCGCTGGTAAAATCACAGAGGAAGAAGACGCTATCAAAACTCAGTTTGGAAGCGATGCAGTCATCGACCTCAAGACTGGGGAGGTTACTAATGCTAATTCGTAAGGTATCTATTGGACCAGACTACAAGAGCAGTGCAATGCACTACGTTGTTGGTCAACCAGTCTTTAATGAAATGTATAGGATACATGATATTAGAGAGAAGGACGGACGCGTGTCAATCTATGTGATTCACGGAGAAGATGGTTCTGGAGAAATTTATCTCTGGAAGACCTTTAACCAGAACATGGCTATAACCTTTGAGTTTAATCTTGATTTTGAATGAGGTCACCATTTCACTTTATCGTAGAGCCAGTTGGTGGATCTAGGTATGATAACGTGAAGAGCATCGGTGGAATAGACTTTATCACAAGCTCTTCTAAAGAGGATCACAAGGCGTCTAACAGACATGCTAAGGTACTTGCTACCCCTATTGGGTATGAAGGAGAGGTTATGCCTGGAGACATCGTCATTGTGCATCATAACGTGTTCAAGTACTACAACGACATAAAGGGTAACGAGAGAAGTGGTCGAGCGTTTCTAGGAGAAGGAATCTTCCTAATTGACGACGACCAGTTCTACTTGTATAAAAGAGATGGAGACTGGCAGGCACACTCTAGGTATTGCTTTGTGATACCAGAGAAGAGACAAGACAACTTCATTATGAAGAAACTAGGTACCGAAGAGTACTTACGTGGCACGTTAGCATATCCAAACAGAGAACTTATTGATAAGGGGTTGAAGAAGGGGGACAAAGTTGGTTTCCTTCCTGAGAGTGAATATGAGTTCCAGATAGATGACGTTACCATGTATCGGATGTATTCTAAAAACATTTGCTTAGAATTAAATGGAGATAAATGAAGCAAAGAGAAGGATAATCAAGGCTGGAAGAAAGGCCGTTGAGCATCTTATCGAGGTTGCCGAGGAAAAGATTTTAACTGGTGATGAGACTGACTTGTCAGCAGATAAATTGAAGAACGCGGCAGCCACTAAGAAGCTTGCCATCTTTGATGCGTTTGAGATTCTTGAACGTATTGAAGCAGAGCAGGAGCTACTTAATAAAACAGACACTGATGAAACAGGTAAGGGAGGCTTTGCTGAGCGAAGAGCCAAAAGACACGGGTAAACCACTTTATTCTGTCATCGAAGTTATACCCGATAAGGATAGAATTAAAGGTAATACCAAGAAGATATACCAGTACGGGTATAATTCTGAGTACGACCTTGTGGTTATATCTAAGGACGGAACTATTGGTGAGATTTATGAAATCAATGGACTGAAGGTGGCATTGCCAGAAGAGCCTAAGAAAGTATACAGTAGATCTACTAAGAATGATGATCAGTACTGGGAGAGAGCAGACTTCCCGTCTGCGCTTTCTAAAATCAAGTCTATCTTCCAGTGGAACAAGATGCCTCTTCAGTTTAGAAACTCTTGGGTTGATTACATTGACCAGGAGTTTGAGAGAAGAGACAATGGATTTTGGTTCAAGAACAATGGAGTATCCACGTACATTACAGGAGGTCACTACATGTACCTACAGTGGTCTAGCATTGACATTGGTTTCCCTGACTTTAGAGAGGCTAACAGAATCCTTTACATCTACTGGGAGGCTTGCAAGGCTGACCCAAGATCATTTGGAATGGTGTACCTAAAGATTCGTCGTTCTGGATTTTCGTACATGGCTGACGGAGAGATTGTCAACATGGGTACAAACATCCACAACGGTCGTATAGGTATCCTGTCAAAGACTGGTCCTGACGCGAAGACTATGTTTACAGATAAGGTGGTACCAACATTCAGGAACTACCCATTCTTCTTCAAGCCTATCCAGGATGGTATGGACAATCCAAGAACTGAGCTTGCGTTTAGAATCCCATCGTCAAAGATTACTGCAAAGAACTTTAAGACGATGCACGATGATGAGGAGCCAGAGGAAGGTCTTAACACTACGATTGACTGGAAGAACACAGCGGACAATAGTTACGATGGCGAGAAGCTGCAACTACTTGTACATGATGAAAGTGGGAAGTGGTCTCAGCCAAACAATATTTTGAATAACTGGCGTGTAACAAAAACATGTCTTCGTTTGGGTAGAAAGATTATCGGAAAGTGTATGATGGGTTCAACGTCAAACGCGTTAGATAAAGGTGGCGAGAACTTCAAGAAGTTATACGAGGACTCTAATCCAAGAAGGCGTTCGGATAACGACCAGACTAAGTCAGGACTTTACGCGTTGTTTGTTCCGATGGAGTGGAACATGGAAGGCTTCATTGATAAGCATGGCATGCCAATATTCAGAAAGCCTGAGAAACCTGTTTTAGGTGTCGATGGTGAGATGATAAACTTAGGAGCTGTAGACTATTGGGAGAACGAAGTTAAGGCCCTGAAGAGCGATCCTGATGCCTTGAACGAATTCTATCGTCAGTACCCACGAACGGAGTCACACGCGTTTAGAGATGAGAGCAAGCAGTCTATATTTAACTTGACTAAGATCTACACTCAGATTGACTTCAACGACAGTTTAATTGCTGGTAGCTTTACGACTAGAGGGTTCTTTAGTTGGAGAGACGGGAAAAAAGACACTGAGGTTATCTGGACTCCAGACCCACGAGGAAGGTTTAACATATCATGGGTGCCTCCACGTGGTTTACAGAATAGAGTTGAAAGAAAGGGCGACTTGTTCTACCCAATGAATGAGCACATCGGTGCGTTCGGTTGTGACTCCTACGATATCTCAGGAACCGTAGATGGTTTCGGATCTAACGGTGCATTGCACGGACTAACTAAGTTTAACATGGAGGACGCTCCAAGCAACGAATTCTTCCTTGAGTACATTGCTAGACCTCAGACGGCAGAGATATTCTTCGAGGAGGTTCTGATGGCTTGCTTCTTTTACAGCATGCCAGTACTAGCAGAAAACAACAAGCCAAGGTTGCTGTACCACTTTAAGAATAGAGGGTACAGACACTTCTGTTTGAATAGACCTGACAAGCCGTTGTCAAAGCTATCTACTACAGAAAGAGAGCTAGGTGGTATACCTAACTCAAGTGAGGATGTTAGACAGGCACACGCGTCAGCGATTGAGACGTATATTGAGAAGTACGTTGGCTTTGATTTTGAGTCGACGTATAGAGACCCTTCAGAGATGGGTTCGATGTACTTCAACAGAACATTAAATGATTGGGCTAAATTTGATATTAGTAACAGAACAAAGTACGATGCGTCTATTAGTTCTGGATTATCCATTATGGCTAATCAAAAACACATGTATCAGCCTGAAAGAAAAGAGTCAAAAATAAGCATTAAATTTGCAAGATACAAGAACAATGGGACAACCAGTCAAATAATTAGCTAATGCGGAAAGAGTCGAATATTGACATATCACCTATGCAGTTTCCTAGCCAACTTGCCACCGATGCAGAGAAAGCAAGTTTGGAGTTTGGATTACGAGTAGGCCAAGCCATTCAATACGAATGGTTTAGGAGAGACAGCGGATCTGCGAGATACTATAACCAATGGAAAGACTTTAATCGTCTAAGGTTGTATGCTCGTGGTGAGCAGTCAATTCAGAAATACAAGAACGAGCTTGCTATTGATGGTGACCTTTCTTATTTGAATATTGACTGGACCCCAGTTCCAATTATACCTAAGTTTGTCGATATCGTTGTGAACGGTATGTCTGACAGACTTTTTACAGTTAAAGCCTACGCACAAGACGCTTTGTCTGCGGACAAGAGAAATCAATTCCAAGATATGATCGAGGGAGAAATGGCGGCAAAAGAGGTGTTGATGGAGGTTCAGGATAAGTTTGGAGTTGATCCATTTATGGTTAGTCCAGAAGACTTGCCTAATGATGATCAGGAGTTGTCTTTGTTTATGCAGCTTAACTATAAGCCTGCTATCGAGATTGCTGAAGAAGAGGCAATTAATACAATTCTTTTAGACAATCATTACGATGATATCAAGAGAAGATTTGATTACGACTTAGCTGTTCTTGGTATTGCTGTTGGTAAGCATGAGTTTCTTCCTGGAGAAGGAGTTAAACTTAATTATGTTGACCCAGCTAACGTGGTTTACAGTTACACTGAAGACCCATACTTTAGAGATTGCTTTTACTGGGGAGAGATTAAGACTGTTCCAATGACGGAGCTAGTTAAGATTAAGCCTAACATTAGTAAGGAAGAATTAGAGATCATCTCAAAGACTAGCCAGTCGTGGGGCGAGTACTACTCAGTATCTAGATTCTATTCTGACGATGTATTCTCAAGAGACACCTGTACTCTTCTTTATTTTAACTACAAGACTACTAAGACTTACGTTTACAAGAAGAAGATTCTAGATGGTAACGCCGCTAGAGTAATTGAGAAGGATGATACTTTTAACCCTCCTATTGAAATGATGGAGGAAGGTAGATTTGAAAGAATTGAGAAGACCATCGATGTATGGTATGAGGGCGTAATGGTGGCGGGTACTCAGATTGTACTTAAGTGGCAGTTGATGGAGAACATGGTTCGTCCTAAGTCTGCATCACAGATGGCTCTGCCAAACTACATTGCTGTTGCACCAAGAATGTACAAGGGAACGATTGAGTCTTTGACTAGACGAATGATTCCTTTTGCTGACCTTATCCAAATCACTCACTTGAAGTTACAGCAAGTAATTTCTAGAATGGTACCAGATGGCGTGTTTATTGACGCAGATGGTCTCAATGAGGTTGACCTTGGTAACGGAAATGCTTACAATCCAGAGGACGCTCTAAGACTATACTTCCAGACTGGTAGTGTTGTTGGTAGAAGTTACACTGGTGATGGAGACTTCAATAATGCACGAGTTCCAGTCCAGCCTCTCACGGGTACTACGGGGCAGTCTAAGATGTCCGCGTTGATAAACAACTACAACCATTACCTTGAGATGATTCGAAGCGTGACGGGTCTAAATGAGGCTCGTGACGGAAGTGATCCAGATCCACGTGCGTTGGTTGGCGTACAGAAGCTTGCAGCTCTTAATTCTAACACTGCGACAAGACACATTCTTGACGCTGGTTTGTTTATGACTAAGACATTTGCCGAAGCCTTGAGTGTTCGTGTTTCTGACATTCTTGAGTATGCTGACTTTGCAGAGGAGTTTGCTATGCAGATTGGTAAGTACAATGTTAGTATCCTAAGAGAAATTAAGGACTTGTACTTGCACGACTTTGGAATCTTTATTGAAGTATCTCCAGACGAAGAGCAGAAGGCACAACTTGAGCAGAACATCCAAGTGGCCTTGGCTAAAGGTGATATTAATCTTGAAGATGCTATTGACATTCGGGAGATTAAGAATATTAAGATGGCTAACCAACTTCTAAAGGTTAAGAGAGCTAAGAAGCTGGATACTGACCAGAAGAATGACATGATGAAACAGCAGATGCAGGCTCAAATCAACATGCAGTCTCAGGAAGCAGCAGCTCAAGCAGCAATTCAAAAAATTCAACTTGAGACCGAAAGCAAAATTCAAATCAAGCAGGCTGAGGTAGCGATGGATCTTGAAAAACTTAAGGGTGAAGCAATGCTTAAGTTGCAGTTGATGGAGCGTGAGTTCCAGTACAACATGCAGATTAATGGAATGCAGACTCGATTGCTTAAAGATCGTGAGCAGATGAAGGAGGACAGAAAAGACGAGAGAATCAGTAAGCAAAATACTCAGCAATCTAAACTTATCAATCAAAGAAAGAATAACTTACCTCCAATGAAGTTTGAGTCAAACGAAGACACTTTCGATGGTTTTGACCTAGCTTCATTCGAACCAAAATAAATTAAATAATAACTAAATTTGTAATCTAATGGGAATCAAAGTAAGAGCTCTAGATGATCTAGAGCAAAAGTCTGCGCAAGAGATTGAAGCAGAAGTGCTAAGAAAACATGAGGAGCAGGTTGTTGCTTCCGAACAAGTTGAAACCACAACGGTGGTAGAGACTCCGCAAGTAGAGGATTTTGGAGATGACAAAGTCCTAGACTTTCTTGACAAAAAGTACGGCAAGAAATTTTCTAGTGTAGAAGATTTATTTGTGCCACAAAAAGATGAGTTGCCTGAAGACGTTTCCGCATTCTTGAATTTCAAGAAGGAAACAGGCAGAGGCCTTAACGATTTTGTAAGGATTAATAGTGATTTGGATTCTTTGAACCCAGATCAGTTGTTGAAAGAATATTACTCTCAAAAGGAGAGTGATCTTGATGCTGAAGAAATCGAGTACTTGATTGCTGACAAGTTCAGTTATGATGAGGACTTAGATGACGAGAAGGACATCAAGAAGAAACAGATTGAAAAGAAAAAAGAACTTGCAAAAGCTAAGAAGTTCCTTGAGGAACAGAAGCAGAAATACAAGGCACCGCTTGAGTCAAGCTATGGTAGCCTTTCTGCTGAAGAACAAGAGGGGTTGAAAGCTTACAAGGAATATTCAGCGAAAGCGCAAAGTAGCCAGGAGCTAGAGCAGCGTCAGGCAGAGTGGTTTCTAAAGAAGACAGATGAGGTCTTCAATAATGATTTCAAAGGTTTTGATTTCAAGGTTGGAGATAAAGAGCTGAAGTTTTCACCAGGAGACTATAATGAACTGAAGAAGACTCAGTCCAACATTAACAACTTCATTGGAAAATTTGTAAACAATGATGGGTTGATTGAGGACGCGAAAGGATACCATAAGTCATTAGCTGTTGCTATGAATCCAGAGAAGTTCGCCAAGTTTTTCTACGAGCAGGGGATTGCTGATGCTATCGAAAAAGAAGCTAAATCAAGCAAGAACATCAACTTCGAAGTCAGAAGGTCTCCTGAAGTAATTAACAAAGGTGGATTCAAGGTAACTAGCGTCGGGGAAAGCGATGGTCGCGGACTCAGAATTAGATTTAAAAAATAAACAAACAAAACAATGGCAGGAACATTACAAACTGTACCTGGCTTTCAATTACAGCCAAGTGCAGAGCGAGTAGCCCTCGCAACTAACTACATTACCGACTTCAACTTCTTGAACCAGTATCTTCCTGATACCTACGAGAAAGAATTTGAGCGTTACGGTAACAGAAGCGTAGCATCTTTCTTGAGATTGGTGAGCGCTGAATTGCCTTCCACTTCTGACTTGATCAAGTGGACTGAGCAAGGTCGTCTTCACACTAAGTACGTAAACGTAACTCAGGATGGAGCAGCAGGTGATTCCAATGCAACTTTTACAGTTCCAGCTGGTCAATTGTCTGGTAAGGGATTTGTAAATGGTAGCATTGCTATCCGTGTTGGACAAACTGTCCTTATTTCTGAAGAAGGAGCTGGAGCTCAAGGTCTAAACAAAGGTATCGTTACAGCTGTTGACTATGCAGCAAGAACTTTTGACGTAGCTTACTACGAGGTTGGTGGACAAACTTTCGCAGCAACTAAGACTGTGTCTGTATTTGTTTACGGTTCTGAATTTAAGAAAGGAACTCTTGGAATGGTTGAGTCTCTTGAGTCTGATGGCGAGATCTTCGAGAACTCTCCAATCATCATCAAAGACCACTATGCAGTATCTGGTTCTGACATGGCTCAGATCGGATGGGTAGAGGTTGAAGGTGACAATGGCCCAGGTTTCTTGTGGTACCTAAAGTCTCAGCATGAGACTCGTCTTCGTTTCGAAGATTATCTTGAGACTGCAATGATTGAAGCTATCCCAGCTGCAAACGTAACCGCAGGTGGAGCAAAAGCTCTAGGTTTCAAAGGATCTGAAGGTCTATTTGATGCAATCGGTAAGAGAGGTAACGTATGGGCTGGTGGTAACCCATCTACTTTGGATGATTTCGATAGCATCGTATCTCGTCTTGACAAGCAAGGATCTATCGAAGAGAACGTAATCTTCTTGGATCGTCAGTTTGGTTTCGATATCGACGATATGTTGGCAGCACAGAACAGCTACGGAGCTGGAGGTACTTCTTACGGTCTATTTGACAACGATGAGAAGATGGCCTTGACTCTTGGTTTCTCTGGATTCCGTCGTGGTTATGACTTCTACAAGTCTGACTGGAAGTACTTGAACGATCCTACCATGCGTGGTGGAATTGTAGGTGGCGGAATTAGCGGTGTTCTTGTTCCAGCTGGAACTACTACTGTGTACGACAACGTACTTGGTAAGAACGCTAAGCGTCCATTCTTGCACGTTCGTTACAGAGCTTCTGAGACTGAAGATCGTAAGTACAAGACCTGGATCACTGGATCTGCTGGGGGTGCTGAAACTTCTAGCTTGGATGCAATGGAAGTTCACTTCTTGTCTGAAAGAGCGTTGTGCACAATGGGTGCTAACAACTTCTTCTTGTTCGAGAAGTAATAGTAAATTAGGAGGGGCCGTTCGGCCTCTCCTTTTACCTTTAAACAAATAAGACAATGGCTATTAAGAAAACAACAGCAATTAAAAAAAGTGATCCACCTAAAAAGGGATTTAATCCTACTCACACAATGATTACGGGTAAAGGAAAAAATGAGCGTTATTATCGTTATGAGGAAGGCGGTCAAGGTATGGGCGGAATTAAAAAAGATGCTAATATCTATTTGAACCCTGCAACACAGGCCCCTACGATTAGCGAAATGGTAAGACGTCAAAGAACAAGAAAAGCAACTCCAAGTCCTGCTAAAAATTTATTGGGTGTAACTTCTAAGAAGAAAAAGTAACATGGCTATTCTATCTAAAGGCCCTGGAAAGGGTGGTAAGAAAAAAGATCAACCAAAATCAAAAATTGGATCTAAAAATGGTCAAACTGTTGCTGCTCCTGGATACAAGATGACTTTAGTTCGAAAGCAGGGAGAACCAGCTACTAGAACCAATACAATTGCGGGTAGTCCAGTTGGAACAAAAGTAAAAACTCCAGTTGGAGTCTTTGCCCCTATGCCTGTAGCTCCAGCTAAAAAAGTTCCTAAAAGAGGATATAATTTAGCAACAGGAGCGCCTAGAAAAAGTGCAGTAGGACAAGCACTTTCAGACGCTAAAGATAGTATTTCTTATGCTGTTGGCCAAGTAGGGTATAATTTAAGACCGTCCGTTCAAAAAAGAGCAACCTTTAAAGGTGGAGGAGGCGGAGGCCGAAGAAAAGGTGGCAAAACTTGTCCAGCTTATTAATTAACTGAGGGGGTCGCTGTGACTCCCTCTATTTTAAACAAAAAAAACTATGGCTATTAAAAAAAGTGATCCTCCTAGTAAGAAGAAATTATCTCAAATGGAGAAACTAGAAGCAGCAATGGTAAAATCTGGCTTTTATAATCCAAAAGCGCCTCCTAAATATGGTGCTAAAATTACTCGTACTACTGGAACTATCTCTAGTACGGCCAAAAAGAAAGCTGCTTTAAAATCTATGACTTCAGCACAAAGTGAAGGAATTTCTGAAGCTGCTCAGCAAAAAGTAAGTATGGCTCTTAAAAAGAAGCCAGTTAGTAAAAAGTAATATTTCAAATTAAATTAAAATCAAATGGAACAATTAAAATCGAGAACTTATGTTCTCCTAAGATCAGACGCGCCACTTAGCTTGATGATCCCATCAAAAGGGACAGCTAGAAGACCGCTACTTTATTTTGATGGAAAGGCAAACAGACAGCTGAGGTATTCAGCAAATCAACCAAGCCCATTCATTGACGAACAGGACGGAAACGTACTACTTGAGCCAATCGTATTTGAGGATGGTATGTTGCACGTTCCAGAGAGTAATCCAATCCTTCAGCAGTTTCTTTATTACCACCCTGGTAATGGAAAAATATTTGAAGAACTAGACTCTGAAAAAGATGCTCAAAGAGATTTGGAGTATCTTGATATTGAGGTTGATGCATTGATTGCAGCTAAGTCAATGGAGATTTCGATGATGGAGACTGTTGCTAGAATTGGTCTTGGAGCACAGGCTGATAAGAAGACATCTGCCGAGCTTAAGAGAGACGTAATTGTGTTTGCTAAGAATCAACCATATCGATTTATGGAGATTCTTAATGATCCATTGTTGAAAGTTCAAGACATTGTTGCTAGAGCGTTCGAACAGCAGATCCTTAAAATGAGAAATAAGAATAGAGATATCTATTTCAACTTCCCTGAAAATAAGAGTAAATTCATGACGATCCCATTTGGGGAACATAGAATTTCAACAGTATCTAAGTACTTGCAGTCCGATGAGGGTATCGAGACTCTAAAGTTACTAGAGAGACACGTAGAGTAAATTAGAGAGGGGTAAAACCCTCTCTTTTTTTTATTATCTTTGTACAAAAAGAATGGAATGATAAACTCAGTAAGAAATACGGTTCTATCGGTTCTGAACAAGAATAATTACGGCTACATCAGCCCTAATGACTTCAACCTATTTGCCAAGCAGGCACAGCTTGACATATTTGAGAATTACTTTTACAGATACAACTACCAGATCTTGAAGGAGAATGCTAGAGAATCTGGTATTGGTTATGCAGATATTAAGAAGCAGTATGAAGAAGTTATTGACTCGTTTAGTAAATCAGTTGCACTGACTAAGACGTCAGGCACTTTTGCTTTGCCTACAGATTACTACACCATTGTTAGAATTATTCATACAAACAATGTTGGAAAGATGGTTGAAATCGAGAAAGTTTCAATGGCTAGAGCTCAACAATTGTTGATGTCAAACCTAACTCAACCTATTGAGTTGTTTCCTGCTTACGTTCAGTCAGAGAATAAAGTTACTGTTTACCCAGACACTATTAGTACTGGGGTTTCTTGCTATTACGTAAGGTACCCTAAAGATCCTAAGTGGACGTATACTCTTGTTGCTGGTGAGCCTTTGTTTAACCAGAATGCTGTTGATTATCAAGATTTTGAGTTACCAAATACAGATGAGCCAACGCTTGTCGCTAAGATTTTACAGTTTGCTGGAATGTCTATTAGAGAGACTGAAGCTCTTAACTTTGCCACTCAGCAAGAACAATCAGAAATAGTTGTTGAAAAATAATGGGTCTATATAATAAATATCTATCTGATCTTCAGTACTATAGCAATAATGGCAACACGCCAGAGGATGCTAATTGGGGGTCTTATCAATACATATCTCTAGAGGATATTGTCAACAACTTTATGTTGATGTACCAGGGAGACCATGAGTTGATGAATAACCTAAATAGGTACAAGGTTTTATTCTACGCGAAGAGAGGAATTCAGGAACTTAACTACGACGCTATGAAGGAGATTAAAGTCCTTCAGCAGACAGTTGGCCCTAACCTTAAGTTTGTTCTTCCGTCTGATTACGTGAACTGGATAAGAATCTCTCTATACAAAGATGGCTTAATTATGCCATTGACAGAGAACATCCAAGTGAACTTTGCAAAAGAGTACGTTCAAGATAATAACTACAAGGTTGTTGTAGATCAAAATGGCGTAGTGATTGAGGCTCAAACATCAGACCTTGATCACGATAGATTGAACAACATTCAGAAAAGTATTTATTTAAATCCCTCTAGCCCTTACCACAACATGTGGGGTTGGGAGTACGGGGGAAACTG